GAGGTGTCCGGCAATGCTCGGGTGTCCGGCGATGCTGAGATAGACAACAATAATAAACATTGCGGATTTGACTGTTTCGGTTCTGCCAACCGCCACACCCATGCCTACCTGACAAAAGAAAACAAAGTGGAAATAACATGCGGATGCTTCCGTGGGAGTATTGAAGAGTTTGAAAAGAGAGTGGAAGAAACCCATTCGGGCACAATCTATGAGAAGCAGTATAAAGCCATCATCGATGTTCTTAAAATTAAATTTGGGTTGACTGATTTGATATAGATTCATTTGCTTATAAACTTTATGCCTTCCCGGTCTGTGAAGATAGGGCGGGCGAACATGGTGGTATGGCGGAACAACGAGAGACGCTATTAAGCAGTAGATTGATGCTCTAAGCTGAGGATTATAGGAAATGATAATCGGGAAAGGTTGGCGAAAAGGAGACCAGCATATCAGGTAAACGAAGCATTCGATGGTTATTAATCAATCGGTGACGGATACCAAAACCTACAACAGCGAGCCTTATTCATAGTAGGCGATAAAAGATGTAAATGAGCAGCATAACAATCATGCAGGTGCAAGTCCTGCTACCACCACATAAATGTGAGCCACACATCAATGGCATGGGTTAGTAAATAATGGTTTGCCCCGGAGAATACGCTTCGGGGCTTTTAATTGGCGAAGATTATGAGAATAGACAAAATTAAGACAGTAGGTCAGCTTAGAAAGGTCATTGAAAATCTTTCTGACGATTACGAGATAGAAATGCGTATTAGACGTAAATTGACGGATGAAGACATAATCAAGTTACATAAGAAGTACGGTAAGATATATCCTTATCCATACGAAACAAGTTATTCAGAGCTTGAATTTGATGATGTAGGTGTGTCTGACAAAGTATTATGCTTGGGAGTTGAACTAAAAGACAAATGATATGCCGTACTACATAAATAATAATTATGACTTACGAAGAGATGAAATCCAAGGCTTGTGTGGCAAGCAGCCGTAGCAAGCCCAAAAATGAAGAGCATAAAATACAATGTTCTTGTGTTAGATATTTCCGTTTAAAATATCCCCATCTCAGAAATATGCTGTTTGCTGTTCCTAATGCGGCAAGACGTTCTGCAAGGAACGGAGCTTATATGAAAGATGAAGGTATGCTTCCCGGAGTCGCAGACCTGATACTTCTTAAGAGCAATCGTTTCTATGGAGCTTTGTGTGTGGAAATGAAAAAGCCGGGAGAATACCAAAGACCGGTCCAAAAAGAATGGCAAAAGGAATGTGAGGCAAATGGTAACAAATACATCGTTGTCCGGTCATTAGACGAGTTTATTAAAGTGGTGGATAATTATTTGAAAGATATATGACTTATATAGAACTGATAAATAAGTTTTGGTCTCTTGACGAAGACTGGGAATTTACCTGCTGTGAAACGAGGCTTTATTTTTACTTGCTAAAAACAGCGAATCGTTTAGGCTGGGTGGATAGCTGGACGCGTAGTGATACAAAGGTATCATCTGACGTGGGAGTGTCGGTCAACTCAATGAAATCAGCACGTAACAGATTAGTTCAGGCGGGTCTTATCACATTCAAATCAGGCGGAAAAGGACAACGTGACAAAACAAGGTATCAGATTAGCTATCAAAATTTGACACCTAAAGTTGAACCTAAAGTTGAACCTAACCTTATACCTAACCATGAACCTAAAGTTGAACCTAAGCCCTTACAGTATAATGTACGCGCATTAGACAAAGATAAAGACAAAGATAATTATCTCTCTCCCCCGCGCGCGTATGAAGAAATTCCGACTGGGATTTTTGAAAGGAGGCTGGATGAGTGCTATGAAGAATTGAAGTCGAATAGTTCATGGATGGAAGCTGTCTGCATGAATACTCGTTTATGTGGGTATAAGGATTTCGCGCCTCCTGATTTTTATGATTATTTGGAGAAGTTCTTTATGAAGCTCCAAAACGAGGGAGAAACTGTTAAATCACCCCAAGATGCAAAATCGCATTTTGCCCGATGGCTGAAAATTGAACTTGAAAAACAACGGAACAATGGAAACAACAATAGGCACAATTATACAGACAAACAGGAAGCTAACGCCTACGCTCTTAGCTTGCTACAACAACATAAGCGAGACCTCGAAGAAGGCTTGGCTGACCAAATGGAAAGACCGTTCTGAGGTTGAAAGAGTATTTTCACCGGTCCAGTGGGGATATGCCCTTCAAAACCCGGAAAGGGCTTATATGGCAGATTGCCCTTCATTGATGCAGTATGATGCGCTTTACGGCTATGGCTCTTCCGAATATTGGATTGACATACAGGTGTCCGGCATATTCGGGGCTTCCAACAGCAAGGAAAAGGGCGTTGCCGATGGGATAAGAATCTTTTGTCAGTCCTTTGCCTCACAGGTCAAGGCTTACAAGCTTTCTGAACTGATGCTGTTTTTTGCACGCTACAAGGCCGGGAAGTATGATAATTCATTCGCATCCTTTGATGCCAGAAGAATAGGCAATGCCTTCTTCAAAGAGTTCTATTCCGAAAGAAATTATGAACTGGACGCGATAAACCGAAAAAGGGTGCAGGATGAGATAGAGAACAGAAAATTTATTCCCCCTGAAGGATATTCTTCTTTGACTTTATACAACGAATTGAAACGCCGGGCTGAATCCGGAGATGAGGAAGCCAGAAAAATGCTGATGTCACCATGAGTATGGCAAAGAAAATCAAACCGGAAATTGTATATGTCAAATGCCGGAATTGCAAGAATGCCTCGGACTTCGGGGATAATTCTGCGTATTGTAAGGCTAAAGGGCATAGAGTGTGTGCCTGTGACAGATATGGGCAAATTTGCAACAGTTTTTTAAAGAAGTAATTATGAAAGATATTGAACTATATAGAGACTCATTTCAAAATTTTCGTAGCTATCAATTACCTAAAGCACAATTGATTATAGCGGATGTACCTTATAATTTGGGTACTAATGCTTATGCAAGCAATCCTTCATGGTATAAGGATGGGGATAATAAAAACGGAGAAAGTGACCTTGCAGGGAAAAAGTTTTTTAATTCGGAAAATGAATTTCGCCCTGCCGAGTTTATGCATTTTTGCAGTGACATGATGGTAAAAGAACCGAAGAAACCCGGTAAATCCCCTTGCATGATAATATTCTGCGAATACGAACAGCAGTTCATGTTCATAGAACTTGGTAAGAAGTACGGGCTAATGAAATACATTCCGTTGGTATTCCGTAAGAACTTTTCCGCACAAGTATTAAAAGCCAATATGAAGATTGTTGGTAATTGTGAATACGGTTTGTTGTTATATAGAGATAAACTACCGAAATTCAATAATGATGGTCGGATGATATTCAACTGCTTCGACTGGGTTAGAGATGATGATAATCCTAAAGTACATCCAACACAGAAACCTATTCCCTTACTTCGTATACTGATTGAAATCTTCACCGATAAGGGTGATGTAGTTATAGACCCTGTAGCTGGAAGTGGAAGTACGCTTTTAGCTGCTGCGCAATGTGGAAGAAAGGCATACGGTTTTGAGATCGACAGGAATTTCTACAACGATGCCAACAAGTACATTTTATCAAGAATTCAAAAAACATTATTTCAATGAATACCGAGATGCAGAGAAAGATACGTGAATGGGAAGCGGAACGCGACAGGAACCTGCGCATCCACTGTCCTCTTGTAGCTGCCAAATTCCAAAGATGGATTGACAAGGCAAAGAAAGAAAACGATAGACGGCATTTCCAGCTCCGTGACAAGATTTTCAACAAGAAAGCCTGTAGTTGATACTTTCATGTAGGGAAATTCATTGTACGGCTCTAAAATAGCTTGTATCAAATAGAATAATTGTTAAAAAATACACGATCATGCAAGGAACAGACAAACTGAATACGATAACCAACATCGTATTTGTCCTCACGGACGTTTTAGAAACCAACCTTCTAGAAATGCAGCAGCAATATAAGAAAGAAGGCTTTGAATTGCGGCACGATTCAAAAAGAAACTTCAACACAGCCATAGCCGCGATAAAGAGATTGAAAAGTGATGTGAATCATTGCAGCGAATCCACTCAGGAAAACTTCGGCAATGATTCTGACATGGTGAACGCCATGTTGCTCACACTGATTGA